TTCCATCTTATCTTGTAATTTTTCTACGTGTCTTTCAAGTTTATCTACTTTATCTAAGACTACTGCTTGTTGAGTAGACAGCTCAAAAGTACGAGTCAGACTCCAACCAGCTAATGCCAGGAGAATTCCAACTAACATTGTCATTAATTTTTCAATCATATTTTACTTCGTTCTCGTAAGATATATCATGCCCATGATCTTTTTCATAGGTGTAAGTTCTTTTGCATTTACAGTCTCCACAAGGGCATATATCTAAATACTCATCAATATGGCTTGTATTTTTACAGTGGCAGTCGTGATTACAGTTCCCACATTTACTCATCTTTTTTCTGCCAACTAAACAACCATTTTACTATTTTATTCCATAGGTTTTTAATCATATTGGTTTTCTCCTCTATTAATATGGCAATATGTTCGCATCCTACACAGATACATCCATCTATACACATCGCTCTGAGATTATCACAATGGCAATTGTGTCCGCATTTTTTACATTTAATCATTTTTTTTCTCCTCAATATCGTAAAAGAATTTATCAGTATTTTCTGTTCTCCATTTACGAGTATCTTCTACATTCCATTCTGATGTTTGCACTTTCCAATCGGGTGTTTCGTTTTTTACGGTAAACGAAGGTATGTCCCAAAGAATTCTATTGTTGGGTTGTGCTGCATAATTTCCATCCTCAAGAGCGAGAATGTGGGCGCACTTATGTTCGTGCGGTATTTCAGAATGATCTGTATCTACTATATTACTCTCTGGGTGGGCCCAGTCAACAGTAAATAAGTACGCTCCAGGGTGTAGTTTTTTATCTTTTCCGAAGTACTTACCCGATTGACCGTCTAAGATATCGTAAGAAGTAACAGCAGGATAATAACTAAAACAGTTCCATAACTCCAGCTCATCAAGTCTACGTGAAGGTACTTCTTCTGCTTTAAAGCCTCTTTGTATGAACGCAGATATCGGCAGACGATAGAAAACAGCACCGTTTTCCATAATTGCATGGAAAAGAATTGGGCGACCTGTGATCGAAGCCAGTCCAAAGATAATACAATCTTCAACTTCGCCATAATGTTCTTTAAGATCATATAGATATTCTCTCCTGATCTGTGCATACGTCACAGGTATATTTGCATTTAAATAGGCCATCGCAATTCATTAAAATATGATTGCGCCAACGACTACCCCAATAATAAAACCGACAATGTATTCTCTATAATGTAGAGACCACACATCCCATTTTACTTTGAGTTGTTTTAGTACTTGTTTCATAATGTTTCTCCTTGGTTGTGTTTTTATCAAAAATCATACTGGAGGTAAACCTATTTTATGCTTCCCCAATTTTCTCCAGATTCATCATCCACTTTGTTTGGCACTTCAAGTTGTACTGCCTCTTCCATTATCTTTTTAATTTCTTTTCCATGTTCCTTATCTCTTATAGAAATATCCAATTCATCGTGAACTTGTATGTGAGGAATAATTCCTTCCTTATAAAGATCCAACATAGCTTTTTTAGTCATGTCGGCAGCTGAACCTTGAATGAGTTTGTTTAAAGATTTATAAGTAAACGCTCTACGTGAACCTGTTTGATGCCAGTAATTTTTTAATGGTTTATCATTTTTATCTTTTTTAATATTTCCCTCTTCATCTAATAAATATTCTCCCATTTCCTGAAGCTCCAACATTCTTTCATGATCTTCTGCTGGTACATATTTTCCCCAGTCATCACCTCTAAGAATAGGTTCATACTTAGGAAATCTACATCTTCTCCCTAATAGTGTTTTTATTTTTCCTTTATCTTGAGCAGCATTCATAAGTTTATTCATCAATTGTTTTACAAATGGAACTTTAGAATGATATTTATCAAACAACTCATTAGCTTTTTCTTTAGTAACTCCAAGTTCTGCTTGTAGTTTTGCTTTTCCCATTCCATAAAATAATCCTAAGTTAATTGTTTTGGCTTGTGATCTTGGTATTTCTGCCATATCTGCAACTATTTTGTGAAAATCTGTTGAAGGATCAGTGTCATAAGAATCAGCAATAGGATTGACTGAAGCTAATTTAAATTTTAAAGCATAGTGAGCTACTAACCTTGGTTCCTGTTGAGAGTAATCAAAACAACCCCATAGATGTTTTCGTTCAGGAATAAAAAGGGATCTTATTTGTGGTCCTAAATCCGGATCTCGTGCAGGAATCTGTTGCAGATTAGGATTAGAATAACTAAATCTTCCAGTAATAGTACCTCCATCATCTGATCTTATTTGATTTATTTCTGCATGAATTCTCCCTGCATATTCATAATCTAAAATAGTATCTATAAAAGTTGTATTAATCTTGTTTATTTTTCTAGCTTCTGCTATCATCTTAATAATTGGATGACTATGATTAGAAAGAAAGTTTTTAGTAAATGAAGGGGAGTCGCTCTTTTCAGTTCGGCTATAAGGTAGCTTTAAGTATTGAAAAACTTTTTCAACACTACGTGCTGCCCATATTTGAATATCTATTGATGTTTCTCTTTTTATTTTGTGGAGTAGCATTTCTTCTTGTAGCTCTAATTGTCGCTTCAATTCATGAGCTCTTTCAACGTCCACTCTCACTCCAAGAAATCTCATCTCTACAAGACAAGGAAACAAATCAGTTTCGAGATTAAAAATCTTTTGTAAATCTTCTTCTATAATTAATTTTTTTAATTTTTGCCACAATTCAAAAGTTAGTTCAGCATCTTTTTCTGCATATGCTCCTACTTCCATGGCCGGAAGTCTCCACATATCCGCTTTGGGATCTAATCCTCTTGATTTAGCGGCCTCATTTAAAGCTTTTTCATTCTTACCTTTATTCAGATGATGCCAAGATAAAGTATTTAACGTGTAAGAAAATCTATTTTCATCCAATAAAGAACACGCAATCATTGTGTCTATGATTAAGCCATTAATTTTTAATCCTAAACTTTTAATCCAACACACGTCGTACATTGCATTATGAAAAATTTTAGTAGCGGGACATTCTAAAATATCTTTAAACCATTCTAAAGTTTTTTTACGATCTGAATTAGGACCTGTCGCATGAGCAATAGGGAAATACCAGGAGGCATTAGCCACTGCTACAGCTATACCTACTACTTCACCATTACCTATAACTGCTCCCGATCCTTTCTTTTTTAAATCGGGATCTCGGGTTTCTAAGTCAATTGCAATTTCATCGTGGGATCTTAAATCAGGGTGTTCCGTGTGAGCTACCCATTCTGTTGGTGGTAATATCATTCTTTAAATTCAATGGTCATATTTCCCGCAATGGTAGATGTGCCCGTGCTCTTGGCTGCCATATGGGTAACAAAGCTGGGAAAAATTACGTATTGTCCTTTCGTAAGTTGAGGTTTAAAATTTTCATCAAACATTTCTAACATTTTAAAACACTGTATAAGTTGGGCATAAGGATTAAAAAAAATAGTGTTTGATTCCTTTACTTCTTTATAGATCACAAACGAAAAGTGAGAACCGGGATGAATGTGTGGTTCTTGATAATCATCTTTATCATAAATATTTTCCCAGATATGATCAATCGTTAAAGTAAATTTTTTCTTAAGTAGGTGCCCCAGTTTAGAAGCAAATACTTCTGCTAAATATGTTCCTGATTCTTTATCCAAATCATTTTTTACATGCTGAGAAGTAATGGTTTCCGATATCCATTTTTTAGTAAAAGCTGTGCTTTTAAATTTAATTTTTTCCAAGTCGACAGTTCCGACTAAAACCGGAATAGAAAATAAATTCATAATCATTTTTTAACTATTCCCCAGGAATTTTTTTTAGATTTTTGTGGTTCAGAATAATCTCGTTCAATTATCATTTCAATAAAATGAATTGCTTTCATTAAGTCTTCCTTTCCATTTTTGTCACGGTGACGAATAACGTATTTAATAACACAACCTTCTGGATATAGCAACTCATTCTCAACAACAAACTTGCTGGGTTGAATTTTATATTTCTGATAGTGAGATCCTCCGTGCTGCTTGTCCCAGACCTTACTCATAGAGTATACTCCTTTCGTTTAATTTTAGATTTAAGTTTATATAAATTATTTCGAGCTCTGGTGATGGCTACATACCATACACGATGTTCTTCGTCAGCTTTATCTTTACTTCTTTTAATTGCTTTTTGAATTTTATCCCCTTGATGCAAGCTTAATACCACATTATTTTCTTCTCCACCTTTAATAGCGTGAATGGTAGAAAGCCAAATACGTGCAGGTTCATTTAATGCTTCATCGTTCTCTAGCATTCCTCTTATATAAGTAACTTCTTTTTCTGGAGCTTTACTAAACACACGGTACCATTCTTTATTTTTGTCCCATTCTTCGCGCTCAATAAAATCATTTAAATCTTCTATTTCTTTTGGCTCTAATTTTTCTTCAATCGTCCATTTAGTATAATTAACTGCGGCTTTATAAAGTCTCACTTTAAAACTCTTTCCCTTATTAGTTTCAAAATATAAATTTCTTTTTTTAAGTTCTTTCATAATTTCTAATAGATTACTTTTGGTTCTGGTTAGAATTAACCATTTATCTTTTTTTAAATCTAGTTGACTTAAACTAGATATATATTGAGTTTTGCCTTCTACATCTCGCGGTAAATATTCCTTTTGTTTCCTGATGCCTGATATACGACTCACGGGGATGGTAGATTCTTCCTGAACTTTTTTAGAAATTCTTTTAGAGAATCTAAGAATTTTTTCTTTCGCTGGTTCATTAATAAATCTTCTTACATCAGCTCCGGCCCACGCAAAAATAGCCTGATCATCATCGCCCGCTAAATATATATCTTCGGTACGACTCTTTAACACATCGTAAAGTTGCCACTGAAGGGGAGATAAATCCTGCGCTTCATCAATAAAGATAACTTTAAAATGAGGAAGATTAGTTTGTTTACTAATTACTTCTTTAATAATATCATTGAAATCCTTGAGTCGACTCTTCTGTTTATATCTTCCTAAATTATCGTGTATATGTTTTAACGTAGACCACTTTACTTGTTTGCGATCATGCTCCCCTTTATCAAACTCTTCTCTTATATCCACATTTCTGTTTAAGGCTCTTCCTATTAATTGAAAGTAAGGATTATTGCACGTTAGATAATGAGTTTCTTCGTCATTATATTTATCTGCGTAGTTAACTCTAATACTTAATCTCTTTCCCAAATCTTCATAATGATAAGGTTGCATTATATCTTCTTCTTTTAATCCTAATCGATGATAGGCAAATGAATGGAGAGTTTGAAAATAAGGAATACGTTTATCATCCACTGGCATTCGTGCTCTTGCTTCTTTGGCTGCCTTTCTTGTAAATGCAAAATATCCAATTGTATGCAGGGGTGTTCCACTACGCATATAGGCTTTTGCTCGACTAATTAATCGATGCGTCTTTCCGGTTCCTGGAGGTCCATAGAATTTATATATCATACTATATCTTCTCTATCATCAAACTCTAATAATTCTTCTGGTGGATCTTCTTCTTCAAATTTTTCCATCTCTAGTTCTGTACACCAAATAGCATTCTCTTTCGCTTTAGGAAATCTTTTTTGTACTCTCTTTCCTTTAAATATTTCTTTAACCATTGTCTTCGTTTCCGCTTCATCATATTTCCATTCATTTCTTTTTAGCTCTTCATAAAATTTATGAAATAAAAAATAAGCTTTATCATCTTCAACTAATACCCCACCACTTTTAAAGGAAGCGTAAGTAGTAGCTCGTATATCGTTTAAATATTCCTTAATGTGTCTAAATAAAATACCTGCTGGTTGTGACTCAGGATCAGGAGTTTCTACATCTAGTTTTGCCCACAGGTCATTTATGATAGCTTGAAAATCTTTTTGTTTAATTGGAGGAGGAACAATTTTAGTAGCATCAGCAATTAAAGCTTTTAACTCTCGTTGTTCAATAATTTGTTTTACATGTTTAGCATAAACTGTTTTTATTTTTCCCGTTGGTTGCTTAACGTATAAAAAATATTTAGGTTGAGGTTTATAATCTAGTCGGGTTACACTTATAATATCAGGCCACGCTCCATTTAATTGAGTACCTACTCCAAATTTTCTTCGTAGACAGACATGTTTTGCACACTTAGCTTGAATAGGATCTTCATAACAAGTATATCCAGCGGTATCACCTTTCCACGCTTTAATTTTTTTATTAACTTTATCGTCTCCCCAAATCGTATCATAATGAATATATTTTCTCGCATGCTCTAATACTTTGGTTTCCCAAGAATCCGGATATTTTCTTTTAGCAAACACCATATAATTATATAAATATCTATCTCTTTCGTCGGGCATCTTTGAATGCTCTCCTTCTTTTCCAGGACTAACATATTCGCCTTTGTCTAACATCCCGCATATTATTCCCATACAAGGTGGTCCATCTATAAATTCAGGAGCGGCGTTCTTCAATTCTTTATTTATAATTTCTGCTCCAAAGTTTTTAAGTCCTTCTTCGGTTTGAGCATTAAGCTCAATTGCTTTCATAAAGGTATCAAATGAAATTTCTGTGTTGGTGGTATCTACTGCTACTCTATCTTTTTTATTATAATAAGGAATGTTAATAAAGTTTCCTGAAGGTCGTCTACCATCGGTTGCCTCGAGTGAAGTTTGTTTAGGATATATTTCTGTTTTAGCCGGAAGACCAAATACAAATAAAAGTTTTTCTAAAAATTCTCTAATGTCACTTGCTTTTACTCTTTGCTTGGTAAAAACATATATATGAAGTCCTCCACTTTTAGATTTAACAGGGATGACTGGAAGTTCTTTGGCTTCAATTATTTTTAAATATTTTTCTGGTTTAAAATCAATATAATTTTTAGGATCAATATCGATAGCTCCAAAGATAGCAAGACCTTCATCATCACAAGGATTGATTCCAATAGAACGTTTACCTTCTAAATGGTCTATATAGTCTTGATCAACAATTGGTTTCCGTGCCCATCCGTAGTCTTTTAAATCAAATTTAATTTTCCCTGTGTCAGGATCAGGATAACCTTTTTCAACATTACAATATCCATAATTACGTTTAAGGCCTGTAAAGTATTTTATAAAAGATTTCATAAAGCGATAGGGCGGATCCACTCTCGCTTAGCCGCCCCGGTTGCAACTATTCCCATCGGGAATTAGACAATGCTTTCTGTACTTTTAGTTTTTTCGTACTTAGGTTTAGCACTTCCTTTCGCTACACTTTTTTGTAGCTCGGAAGCCGCTCTATATAAATCTGCGTCCTTAGAGTCAGCTGTATTTAACATTCTAACTTTAGTCGGTTTATATACATGCCAACTTTTACTTCCCGCTGTTCTTCCAAATGTTTTTAAATTAAACATTGCAGAATAAGCAGCTGGCTGAAAGGTACCTTTGTCATCAGTTACTCTTAAATTAGTAATCTGATTATTAAGTTCCCTAGCTGGAGATAGATTGGAAGATCTCATTGGGATAACCGCTGGTCTTATTTCATTATCTTTAACCATAATGACATAAAAATATGCGGTCTTCTCAACATAATTACCATTCGGTAATCTATATCTACCATTTCTTTCTTCAACCGCATCTGCAGGAATCGTTAAGTGAGTTCCTACTGGAGCGGAAGCGCTATCTCCTCTTTCTTGCCATTCAGGATATCTAGTTTGAGCGTGGGCTACTATTACGTTTATACCTTCGCTCTCCCCATCTATCAGTTGACCAAGTGAGCTCACATAAATCATACCAGGTTTAGAACCTTGTACATATTTAGAGTCTCGTTCATTACACTCTGGAGAAAGTTGATGAAGAATTTTCAAGATAGGTGTTGATACATCTTCTTGTCTTATTTCTTCAGCTCCTTTTTTAGAGTCTTCTCTTAGATTTACAACAGCAAGAGAACCACTGTTTTTCTTTTCGACTACATTACTCATATTTCCTCCTATTAGTTTATTAAGTTATTAGTCTATTTTTTTCCTTTAATTTTAGTTTGAGCTCCCTGAAAGGTCCAAAAATATTCTGCCGGAATATCTCCACCTTTTTTATTTCTCTCTTCTAAAACTAGTCGGAGGGTCGAAGCATGAACTGCAACTTTTTGTTGCGGCTCATACCCCTGACCTCTTGCAAGGGTAGCATATTGCT